CGTCGGTGCGGCGTCGTTCAAGGGCAGTGCCGGCGGACTATTTTCTGCGGCGGGCATCGGCTCGACGTCGTTCAAGGGCTCTACCGGCGCGCGCTTCACCATCAGCGGCACCGGCACCGCGTCCTTCAAGGGCTCCGCAGGCGGTCGCCTTTCCGCAAGCGGCGTCGGCGCGACCAACTTCCGCGGCGCGGCCGGCGGACTTCTCTCGGCGGCGGGAACGTCATCCGTCGCCTTCGTCGGGCGTACCGGCGCGGGAACGGTTGGGGTGTTCCACATCGCCGGCACGTCGACAGCAATCTTCGGCGGCACCACGGCATGGGATCAGATGCTGTCGGAGGCGAATGCGCCGATCGCGTATTTCGCTGACTTGCATCCCTGGGTTTTGACGGACAGGTCCTGATGTACGGCGTCTCACCCTATAGCGCGCAGCCCTATTCGGATTCCGGGCAAACCGTGCGCGGCTATTTCGACATGACGATGGATCTGTCGGCGTCGCTGACGCTGGTGATCTACGTCACGACGGCGGCGGGCTACGCAACGCAACCGACCGATTCGCTTTCCAACCAGCCGTTCCGCGGCGTGCTGCAAAGCTTCAGCTTCGAGCGCTCGATCATGTCGGGTGATATCGGCCAGTTCACGGTCGGGTCCGGCAGTCTTGTCATCTCGAATGCGGATGCGAATTACGACTTTCTGCCGACGTCCTATGCGATCGACGGTCGCGACATCAATCTGCGCGTCGGGCGGCGCACCGATTCCTACGATGCCACATTCCCGATGGCGCGGTTGACCGCGAAGGGCTGGAATATCGGCGTCGACAGCATCGATACCGATCTCGTCGATTACAGCTACAAGCTCGAAGTGCCGCTGCAGCCGAATATCTACGGCGGCACCGGTGGAGTGGACGGCACCGCCGATCTCGCCGGCAAGCGCAAGCCGATGTTGTTCGGCATCTGCCTCAATGTCACGCCGGTCCAACTGGTGCCGAGTGGCCTGATCTATCAGGTGCACGACGGCTCGGTTTCGTCGATCACCGCAGTTTACGATAGGGGTGCGTCGCTGCTGCAGGGCAGTGATTTCGCCACCTACGCGCTACTGGCTGCGGTCAGTGTCGGGTCGGGCCAGTATGCGACCTGCAAGGCGCTCGGCCTGTTCAAATTCGGCGGCTCGGGCCCCGCGGGTCTGGTCACCGCCGACGTGGCCGGCGACAACACCGACGGCTATATCGACAAGACCGCCGACATCGTTCGCTGGGCATTGCGTCACCGCACGGTGCTGGTGGATCCCACCGATCTGGCGACCGCGTCGTTTGCAACGGTCAACGCGGCGCAGCCGGCGCCGATCGGAATATTCATCGGTCCAGACGACAATCTGACCGTCGCCGCCTTCATTCAAAACCTGATGACCGGAATCGGCGGCTGGGGCGGCCATCGGCTGGACGGGACTTTCGAGGTTCGGATCTTCCAGGCCCCGACCGGGACATCGGTCGCGAGTTTTACCCGCGGCGATATGCTTGGCGGCGACATCAAGCGCGAGCCGCTGCCGTCGTCCTACCAGCCGCCGAGCAAGCGCTGGCGCGTCGCCTACGCGCGATGCTGGACCGTGCAGACATCGGATATCGCCGGCGCGGTCACGGCCGCGCGCCGCGCCTTCCTGGCCGAGCAATTCCGGCTTGCCGAGGCAAGCTCCGCCACGATCGCAACCGACCATCCGTTCGCGCAGGACCGCGACCCGGTTCAATCCTATTTCCAGAATCTCTCGGATGCGCAGGCCGAAGCCAACCGGCTGATTGCCCTGCACAAGACCACCCGCGCGATCTACCGAATGACGATACCGCGACGCGGTCTCCGGCGCGATCTCGGCGACGAAATCAGGGTTACGCATCCGCGCTTCGATCTCAGCCAAGGCCGTTCCATGATCGTGATCTACGCCAAGGTCACGGTATCGGTCGACGGCAACGGCGCCACCATCGATAACGTCGAGATTGTCGCCTATGGCTAATGCAGCGATCGTCGTCGACAACAACGCCGACAATGGTTCGGTGATCGCGTCGAGCCAGGCACTGACGATGCCGTCGTCGAATCTGTTGACGCCGCATCCGTCGGAGCGCTGGCGCAGCTCGAGCAGCACGGCGTTTTTCGTGCTCGACAAGGGCTCGGCGATCTTGGCTGATACCGTGGCACTGTTTGGGCTGACGCTGGGACCGAACGCTACGATCCGGCTGCGGCTATCGTCGATCGACGCGACCGGTGCCGCGGGCGACATCCTCGATACCGGGATCCTCACCAACGGCAACGTTCATTTCGATGTGCTGTACGACTCGTTCGTTTACCAGCTGGCGAGTCCTGCGGCATATCGCTACGTCCGGTTCGACTTTACCGATTCCGACGCGGCGCTGCTTCCGGCCACGAATTTCGTCGAGGCGGGCTGTATCCTGGACGGTCTATCCGAAAGCTTCGCCTACAATTTTTCCCACGGTGGATCGTTTCAGCATATCGACCGTAGCCGCATTTCGCCGACCTCGTCCGGCATGACGCTGACATGGAACGATAACACATTCCGGCGCATCGATTTGACATTCGAGTGGGTCAAGGCGCTGCAACGCTACGGCGTGATCGAGCGCCTCGATCGCGTCAAGGGCAAAACCAGCAACGTGCTGCTGATGACCGATACCGCCAGCACCAATCTGCCGCGCGATTCCATTTACGGCCTCGTCACCGATCAAACCCCGATCACGTTCGGCCCGGTGTTCGATCTGTTCGGCAAGCAACTCCGCATCGACGAAAGAATCTAAATGGCCTTCATCTCTCCGAAGGATCGGGTGCTTGAGCACTCGACCTCCAACAGCCAGACCGTGTTCACAGTCACCGGCGCGCTGGATACGTCGTTCAATGCGTTCTCGGCATCAATGACGGTCGGCGATACCACGATCGGCGGCGTGGTCGAGCCGGGCGTCGCGTTCAAGTCGGGGCTTTTGACCTATTCCGGGGCCAACCAGGTCACCGTGACGACCGCCTATGATTCCAAGGGCACGTTCTCGGCGGGCGGCGTCAAGGAAGTCTTCATGGGGCTGCCGGCGGCCTCGCAATTGCTGCCAGATGGTGCGCAGACATTCTCCGATGCGCAGCGATCTCAGATGCAGGCCAACATGGCCGCGGCGCCGTTTGACGCCATGGCCTACAACGGGATGCAGGTCGGCGGCACCTGTGAAGTCGCGCAGGAGAACGGCACAACGGCAGTGACCCTGACCGCGTCCGGATCGCTGCAGACCAAGTACATCACCGACGGAATCATGGCGCACTACCGCGGCAGTTTTGTCGCGACGGCCGGGCAGTATGATGCGTTTACCAATGGCATTTTTAACAGCATTAGTGGCGTTCAAAAGGCCATCCAGGTCAACGTCACCACGGCCGAGGCCTCATTGGGCGCCAACGACGAATTGTCCTTGGTGCTGCCGAATGAGGGCTATCGTGTTGCGCGTATGAACTGGGGTAACGGCGCCGGTATCGCCGAGCCGGTTTCGGTCGGATTTTGGATCAAGGGGCACCGCGCCGGTACCTATTCCGGATCGTTGCGCAACAGCGGAAAGACCCGATCGCAACCGTTCACTTTCACCATCGCTGCGGATACGCCGATATGGATTTCCCTAACCAATCTTATCGGTGACGGCAACGGTACCGGATGGCTGCGCGATAACTCAGTCGGCCTGTACGTCACAATCTGTCTTGCTGGAGGAACCTCGCGCGTCGGCACGGCGCTGACGTGGGGCAGCGCAGATTACTCCGGCGCGACCGGCACCACCAACGGCGTCGCCGCCACCAGCGATACTTTCATCATCAGCAATATTCTGGTGGTGCCGGGGATTCAATTGCCTTCGGCGGCTTACGCCTACAATGCAATGCGTCCGTTCGATCAGGAATATGTCCTGACGCAGCGTTACTACCAGTCGATCGCGCCGGGTGTGACCGGCACTGAGTTCATCGCGGGCGGTATGGCGAGCGCGACGCAGGGCTATTATCCGATCCGCTTCAACGGTGTGATGCGCGCAACTCCGACCTGTTCGGTCAGTGCGGCGTCGGATTGGAATAACAATCCCTTTGTGACCGGCTCGACTGTCCAGGCGGGGACATCGTTCCAGAGCGCCGCCGTCTCGCCCTATGGCTTCCGCATGGGGTTGACCTCTGCATCAACCAGCGCTCCCAGCCCGTTCGGCCAATTATCGATCCTCGATGCGGTCAACACCAGCGCGAAGATCATCGCCGACGCGCGGCTGTAACCGCCCCGCTCATTTCCAATTCTCAAAACCAGGCTGACATATGGCATTCGTTCGCCCGAAGGCGCGCATTCTCGAGCGCACGACCACGGCCGGCAACGGCCCCTATGCGCTCCTCGGCGCAATCGACGGATCCTACAACGCGTTTTCCGCCTTCATGTCGGTGGGGGATACAACATATATCACCGTCGCCGAGCCTGGCGTTGCGTTCTGGACCGGCATCGGGACCTACTCCGCCGCAAACCAGATGACGCTGACGACGGTTGAGGAAACCAAAGGCACGTTCGGTGCCGGCACGAAAGAAGTAATGTCGGGTTCGCTGGCGTCATCGTCGATATTGCGAGAGGATATTTCCGGCGCGATCGTGACCGGCGGAACGTCGACCGCGTACACGGCGGCGAGCTATCGAAAATACGCCACGCTGGCCGCGATGGACGGCGCCATCATCGCATTCACCCCGCACGTCACTTGCGGC